ACTGGAGTTCAGACGTGTGCTCTTCCGATCTAAAATTTGTTAAAATTCGTTTTGATCTAAGCGAAATAAATGTAATGACTATAGATGCAGTCATTTATATGATAGCAATATCTATTAACATAAACAGTGACTTCAAACCTAAATTTAATGTTTTAGCCCCAGAGGATGAAGGCTTAAGATCATTTTTGTTATCGTCAGGGATAGCTGATTATTTTAATGCTGGCAATATTGAAATTAAAGAAAATTGCAATTACTTTAATATAAAAATGGGAAATAAAACAAATGTAGATTTAGCAAAAAGTATTTGTGATTTCACTAATGTTAATATAGGTAAAACGACCAAATTTACAGGTTTCTTATATGATATGCTAATAGAAATGATGACTAATACTGGACAACATGCATATGATAGTAAAGAAAAAATAAAAACGCAATGGTTTATTTTTGCTGAAAACTCTAGTGACAGAATAAGATACACTTTTATTGATACAGGTGTTGGAATTCCTACAACTATGTCGAAATATATGTTAACCTTATCAAATGAGGATTTTGAAAAGGATGGTTATCTTACTAGCATCTTAAATAACTTTGCTGATGAAAACAGTGCTGATTCTATACTACTCTTAACAGGTCTAAATAATGGAGGATTTAGAACCAGAACAGAAAAATCATATCGTGGTAAAGGTCTACCTGAAATATATAACCATTTTAAAATTGATAGGAAAACGGATAACTTAAAAGTTATATCAGGTGCATGTCTGTGTGAGTTTGATCAAGATGATAGACAAAAAGCAATTGTTACAGAATTATCAGAAAAATTTTTAGGAACCATGTTTTATTGGGAAATAATGAAGGAGGATAAAAATGTATTATAAAATAAGTGATGAGTACACTAATACTCCTGGCGGAAGATATATAACGGATGGTGAATATTCTGGTGAGGATTTTAGAGAGAATATTTTGAAAAAATTATTTTTAAAAGCGCTTGAAAAAAAAGATGTTTTAGAAATAGACCTGGATGATACATATGGTTATCCTAGCTCTTTCTTAGAAGAGAGTTTTGGCGGGTTGGCGAGAATTTATGGAAAAGATAAAGTAAAAAAAATCATAAAAATAATTTCAAATGATGATCCCTTGCAAATATCAAGAATTGATGGCTATATAGAGAATGCGAATGATGAGAAAAAACAATAGTAATATGAGACAGAATTGGTTTAAATATGTTTGTATAGTCGGGATTGTTGTATTAATTATTGGTAATATAAATAATAAAAAATTTTTTTCGATGAGCCTATTTGATATTTTAACTTTAATAATAATGTTATTTGTTTCATATTATTTGGTTGAGAAAAAATCAGATAAAAGAATAAGGCAATCAAAAATAGAAGAGACTCTAAACTTAATAAAAAAAGATATTGAAGAAATTACGATAACATATTTTACAGGAGATTATCAAAGAAAATATACAATGTTAAGTAGGAGAATAAGTAATAAAGTAATAATATTAGAAAAATATGATAAAGATTTTTGTATAGAAAATGAGGTAAAAGAATTTAAAGATAAGTTTCTCCAGTTTGATACTTTGATTGGAAATCATATTACAAATATTGATGAAATAAAAGTAGTCATGAAAGATATAGAAAACTATAAAGATATGATGTTGCAAAAATTAGATAATATCTTTATGGGCATATTTTAAAAATGATAATAAAAATGATAGATTTCCAGAACCACAAAATAAGAATCTGGATTATCCAAGAAGAATAAAAAAAACAAGAAAGAGAGCGTTGATCAGCGCTTTTTCTTTTACCCTGAAAGGAGTGTGATAAGATGCCGAAGAAACCGGATGAGAGGATAGAACCAGCCAAGCAGATGTATCTTGATGGTATGAAGTTGATAGACATAGCAAAGCAGCTGGATCTACCGGAAGGGACCGTTCGGCGTTGGAAGTCCACTCACAAATGGGATAGCGAGCGTTCGGATAAATCTGATGCGAACGTTCGGAAAAAAAGAAAACGCGGGGGACAACCTGGCAATCACAATGCCACGGGTCCTCCAGGTAACCGCCATGCAGAAAAGCATGGCTTTTTTACGAAGTGGCTGCCAGAGGAAACGAAGGCGATATTAGATGAGATACATGAGGATGACCCGCTAGACTTGCTGTGGGACAACATCCAACTTCAGTATGCAGCGATCATACGTGGACAGAGACTAATGTATGTCAAAGACCAGAAAGATAAAACGGTAGAAAAAATCGAAGAAAAGGACGGCAACGTCTGCGGAGAAAAATGGGAAGTTCAACAGGCATGGGATAAACATGCGACCTTCATGTCGGCACAGTCCAGGGCAATCGGAACTTTGCTAAGACTTGTGAAAGAATACGATGAGTTGTTGCACAAGAACTGGGATACTGCCAGTGAGATTCAGAAAGCACAGCTGGCACAGATTAGGGCGAAGACGGATAAGCTTACCATAGCAAAAGGAGAGGAAGATCAACTTTCGAAGGTAGATAAGATTCTGGAGGAGATGCAAAAAGATGCTGAGCAAAAAGCAGGCTGAATTCATTCGCGAAGGGAATCATCGCTGGAACTTCAAAATAGGTGCCACCGGTACCGGTAAGACTTATCTTGACTTTACTTATTTGATACCGCAACGGCTAAGGGAGCGCCATGGTAAAGAAGGTTTGAATGCTCTGATAGGTGTTACACAGCAAACAGTCGAACGTAACGTGCTGGAGCCGATGCGTGAATACTGGGGATCTGACTTGGTAGGAGATATACGGAAAGGAACCAATAAGGTCCATCTATTTGGTGAGGATGCTTATGTATTAGGAGCTGAAAAGATAAGCTCAGTCGCTAGACTGCGTGGATCCACATTGAAATATTGCTATGGCGATGAAATAGTTGACTGGAACAAAGAAGTCTTTCAGTTGCTGAAATCACGGTTGAGAACTGGATATAGTCTGTTTGATGGCACCGGAAACCCACAGCATCCTAAGCACTGGCTAAAATTATTCATCGACAGTGATGCAGATGTGTACTGTCAGCAGTATAAGCTGGATGACAACCCTTTCTTGCCTGGAGATGTCAGGGAAGAACTGAAAAAGGAGTATTTCGGTACTGTAGAGTATAACCGGTATATCCTTGGAGAGTGGTGTAACGCTGAAGGACTGATATTCAAACCATATGCAGATAACCCAAAACTTTGGGAAGTAGAGATACTTCCTTTTTTTCAGATGGTTAATATCGGGCTGGATATCGGTGGAACGAAATCGCATTCCACACTAGCAGCTACTGGTATAACACCAGGATACAGCTCTGTCTGTACGTTCTTAGAAAAGAAGATCATTCATGCAAAAGGTACGATCGATACGGTAAGTATTTGCCGTGCATGTGTGGAAATGATACAGCTCTGCATCCTAGAGGGATATTACCCTGCCTATATCTTCGTTGATAATGCGGAACAAGTGATTCTGAACAGTATCCGAGGATATATACAGCGGGCTGGGTATACGACGGTTGTATGTGATTGCAAAAAGGTAGAAGGGAAAGACAGAATTCTTGTCTACAACCTGCTATTCGGTCAGAAGCGTATGTTATTCCGGAATGTACCAACAGTTTCAGAAGCATTGGCTACGGTCCTTTACGATGAAAAAAAGGATGAGGATGCTATCCTGGATGATTTTACTACCGATGTTGACAGCTTCGATGCACATTTTTACAGTTGGAGCTTTTTTATGGATTACATTACCGCATTCAGATAGGAGGGATGCTATGAAGAACGTTTATGAGGTTCTAAAGGATTTGGGACATGAAATTCCGGAAGAATTACAACAGTATTATGGAAACATCGAATACTGGAAACAGTGGTGGCAGGGATATGTGCCAAAATTCCATCAGTACAAGGTGACCAACATCGAAAAAGAGTTAATGACAATGAAACGTAAATCCTTGAAGATGGCGAAAAAGGTATGCGAGGACTGGGCAAACCTCCTTTTAAATGATAAGACTACGGTGGTTATTGACGAAACGGTAGATGTTGGCACAGATGGTAAAGACGACAGCAAAGATAGCAAAATAAACGAATCTCAGAAATTTGTCACTGGTGATGAAATTGAACAAGCTGGGGGCGTTTTTGGATTGTCTAAGTTCTGGAAGAACGGCAACAAGACCGTAGAAAAAGAGTATGCTCTAGGAACAGCTGCGTTCATCCTAGTGCCCCACAAAGCAAAAGTGTTGAAGGGAAAGCTGACAGCGGAAAGTGTAAAAATCAAGTGTATCAAAGAAGCCTGCTGCATCATTCCATTATCATGGGATGGTGATGATATTACTGAATGCGCATTCGCCAGTAGTAAACAAATATCAGGAAAGTCTTATATGTATCTGCAGATCATGCTGCAGATGGAAGATGGCCGTTACAAGGTTGAAAATCATTATTATCTGAAAAGCGGCGATTCATATTCGCCGGTCGTCATCAATCCGAAAGGAGAAGCACTATGGTACATCCTTCCAGCGAAGCCTTTCTTCATATTGACGCCAAACATCGAAAACAATATCCTTGAAACGATACCAATGGGAATATCGATATTTGCAAATGCGATAGACCAGCTTCAGGTATGTGATATCGCCTATGACAACATGTATACAGATTTTATTTTAGGTCGCAAGAAGGTATTCATGAGTCAGGATGTCATCAGTACAGAGGATATAACTGTAATGGGAAATGACGGTAAACCGAAGCTTGATAGCAATGGAAAGCCTGTTATCATCAAGAAACCAATGGCTGGAGAAGCAATTGAACAGAGCATGTTTGTCAATGTCGGACAACAGATGCCAACAACAGATAAATTCTTCCAGGAATACAATCCATCACTGCGTGTGGAAGAGAATAAGAACGGTATCCAATTTGCACTGAATCTGCTCTCTTCAAAGGTAGGTTTTGGTCAGAATAAATATCAATTCAGTATACAAACGATGGCAACAGCAACCGAGGTCAAGGCAAGCAGTAAAGATTTGACAGAAAGTGTTTGGAAGCAGCGTGTGGTGATACAGGATATCTTGACAGAAATGACGCGTTCGATTCTCACTATTGGAAGGGATCTATGCGGGAAGCCAGTGAATCCGGATGCTAAGATCACTGTGAAATTTGACAATACGATGTTCAATGATGAAGAGGCAGAAAAGCTTATGGACATGCAGTTGGTGAGTGCTGGTATCATGTTAGAATGGGAATGGCGTGTAAAATGGCTGGGTGAAACTGAAGAACAGGCAAAAGAGATACTGAAATCGGCGAATAAAGAAAAAGGTATTACCTATGAGGATGACTGATGCTGGATCCGTATTATCTTGCACATTGTTCTGATGAGATAGAATACTTATTCACTGAGCTTGAAACAAGTATACTGGAAGACATTGCTAGACGAATATACGAAAATAAATATGAAATGACAAGTACCGCACGGTATCAGCTAAATCGTGCAAAAGCACTAGGAATGCATGATTCTGAAATTAAGAAGCAAATCACTGAGATATTGAAAATCAGTGAACAGCGAGTTTCAGAAATTATATCCAACGCTGCATATGAGGCGGTAGAGTCAGATAACCTGATTTTCAAAGAGGCATACGATAGAAAGCTTATCAATACATTCAGATATGACAAAGCAAGTCTAAGTAAGCTTATCCTTAAGGGTGTCAATGCTACAAATGGAGAAATTCGCAATATATGTAAGACCACAGCAAAGACGGCGAGAAAGCTGCTAATCTCATCACTCGATCAGACATATCTTGGAATACAGAGTGGAGCTTTCAGTCAACAGGAAGCTGTTGGTTTTGCTGTTGATAGGGTTGCTAAGACCGGATTGCAGTGGATCGATTATCAAAGTGGCACACATAGACGCCCTGACAGCGTGATACGTAATGTAATACGTTCAGGTGTCAATCAGACCGCTTGTAAGTGTCAGGAAAAAAATTTCGACGATATGGGAGGAAATCTTGTAATCACTACATCACATATGGGAGCACGGCCAAGCCATGCGGAGTGGCAAGGAAAAGTCTTCTGGTGGAAAAAGAAATACAAGAACTATCAGAATTTTGAACAGGCTACCGGATATGGTACCGGAGCAGGTCTTGGAGGATGGAACTGCCGACATAGCTTCTTTCCATACTTTGATGGATTATCTAATATGCCATTTGAGCATTACAGCAATGCTGAGAATGATGCCCGATATGAGCTTGATCAGGAACAGCGTTATAATGAGCGTAAGATTCGTGAATGGAAGCGCAGGCAGGCTGTAAATAAGGCTGGTGGTGTGGACAATACCAGAGAAGCAAGGAAAGTCAGGGAATGGCAGAAACGTCAGGCAGACTTCCTGAAAGCACATCCTGATATGAAGCGTAATTACGCTAATGAAAAGATTGAGAAGCGCACTATCACGATTAAAGAAACGACGGTAAGGAAAAACAATATGCTTCTGAAAGGATATGAAAAAGCGGTGAATAAAGGCGATATTTCTTCTTTCGTAACCTTCGATACATATAGAACAACAGCTGAAAATATCGAGAAAGAACTTATCGGATTAAAGGCAAAAGGTGGTATAATAGTATCAGGATATAAAACGCATTTCATCGATCGCATCATAGGTCAATATGAAAGTAGCAATGAGCCTGTAAAAGGTATGAGAAAAGGTGTTAGTATTCAGAGTGTCAAGAATGCGCTTAAGCAAGGAACGATGAAGACTAAGACAGACAAGAAAACAGGAAAGAAGAGTATAAACTATATCACTGATGAATGCATCGTATCCGTGAATCCGGTGACAAAAATATTGATTCAGACAACACCGAAAAAGTAGAGAGGAGATCCTTATGGTTTTAAATGATAAAGAAATTGATTTCATTAAGAAAAATATCACAGATGCTGAATCTCTGTTAAAATCTGCTGATCCGAATGATTTGATAGAGGCATTACACGATTTCACTGTTTTCACAATGGATGAGAATGATGATATCACAGATATTGGACGTCAAGCAGAACGTATTATCGATAAAATAGTATACAGTGATTAAGCACTCGTGATGGGTGCTTTTCTTTTACCTTGAAAGGAGTGCGTTATATGAATGATCCACCAAGACGTAAACTGCCCTATTTTAGATCATATTTACAATAGCCCCAGCGCAAGGCGTAAAAAGGCGAGCGAGTCAGTGAGAGCAACTCACGTTAATAAAGCGTAGACGGAAAGGATATTTATGAAACGAGAAGATTTACAGAAAATTGAAGGAATCACTAAGGAACAGATCGATAGTATCATGAATCTGCATCAGATAGACGTCACTGATTGGAATAAAAAGATTCAGGATAAGGATACAGAAATCAAAACCAAGGATACAAAGATTACAGAGTTATCCGACACTGTCAAAAAATTCGATGGTGTGGATGTAGCAAAACTGCAGCAGGACGTAAAAGACTGGGAGAAGAAATACCAGGATGATCTTACATCCGCTAAAAAGGAAGCGGCTATCAAACTAGCGATTGTGGAGGCGAAGCCAAAGAGTGAAAAAGCATTGATGGCCTTTCTGGATACTGACATCATTAAACTGAATGATGATGGTACAGTTACCGGTTTGAAAGAGCAACTGGATAACATCAGAAAAGACAACGGTTTTCTCTTTGAGGAAGATGATCCACAGAACGTGAACCTTGGAGGAAATCATAACAATAAACCAGAAACAAAAGAATCGACTTGGGAATCAGCCCTAGAAGATCACTATGGCAAAGAATAGGAGTGATGAATAATGCCATTAACATTAGCACAAGCAAAAGTCGGTATGGCCGACAAAGTAGACCAGATGGTCGTTGATGAGTTCCGCCGAGACTCTTTTCTTTTAGATAAATTGATATTCGACAACACTGTTTCACCAGGTACTGGTGGCAGTACTATGACATACGGATATAAGCAGCTACTCACCCCTTCCACAGCTGAAGGACGTAAATTAAACGAAGAGTATAAGCCAGGAGAGGCTCTGAAAACGAAAAAAAGTGCAGATCTCAAGATCTTCGGTGGTAGTTTTCAGGTAGATCGTGTACTTGAAGAAACAGCTGCAAAATCTGAAATAGCATTTCAGCTGCAGCAGAAGACGAAAGCAGCATCCAACAAGTTCCATTACGATTTCATCAATGCAGATTCTACAAATAAGGAAGCTGATTTTGATGGTTTGGAAAAGCTCGTAAAAGGAACAAGTACAGAATATATTCCTTCAACATCTATCGACCTTTCAGATGAAACTAAAATCGCTGCAAACAGCAAAAAATTCGTGTTTGAACTGGACCAGTGGCTTGGTACATTGGATGGACGTCCGGATATGCTGCTCATGAACCGTCGCATGAAAACAATTATGAGTGCAGTCGCTCGTGAATTGAAATATTTTACGCAGACAGAGGATGCGTTTGGGCGTAAGGTGGATAATTATGATGGCATCCCTATGGTAGATATGGGTGAGTATTATGACGGTTCGACCACTGTGCCTTGTGTTGCTACAGACACAGCAGGAGAAACCTCCATCTATGCTGTGACGATCGGTCTGGATGCATGCCACGGTATCAGCCCGAAAGGTGAAAAAATCATCAAGACATATCTTCCTGATATGAAAGCACCTGGAGCTGTAAAGACAGGGGAAGTTGAAATGCTGGCAGGTATCGTACTGAAGAATAGCAAAAAAGCCGGTGTTTTCCGTAAAGTGAAAATATCTACTCCTGTAAGTGTGGTGAAATTAGCAAAGGACAGCCTTGGTATAGCAGGGGATAAAACGATCACCGGGTTAGAAGCAGGTAAGACATATCGTGTCCAGAATGCATCTACTGTGAAGTTTACTGCTGCAGATGGAACACTTACAGATGAAGCGGAAAAGGCAGCTCTTGGCGAAGGTGTTACAGCTATCAAGGGATTGACAAACGGTCGCATTTATCTTGTAGAGGAAGTATAACAGGAGGTAACTATGATCACATATCCGCAGTATCGGAATTGTGGCGGTTGTCTTGATGAATATGAATTCGATCAGCTGGAGCCTGGAGTGTGCCGGCTGATTGATTCTTATATCAAAAGCAACATTCCGTATTGGAAAGTCAGGAAACTTACTGAGTACGATATCGATTTCAGCGATTTGATTACGATGCAGGTAGACTTTATTGCTGAGAACGGC